TGATCACTGATGCCCCCAACGGCCTCAAGATGTTCCAGCGTTCGCCCATCAAGACCGCCTTCGAAGGCGACTTTGATACCGGTAACGTGCGGTACAAGGCTCGTGAGCGTTACAGCTTCGGCTGGTCTGACCCTCGCGGCATTTACGGCTCTTCGGGTTCGACCTGATAAGTCCCAGTACGGTAGAGGTGACTGGTCTGCCACTAAGGGCCCCTTCGGGGGCCCTTTTTATTTGTTGCAGCCCACCAAAAACCATGATATATTGGTCCCATTCCGGGGTTATCCGGTGTATCTGACAGTCCCGGCTGACGACATGCAGACAGATACGCCCCACTTGCATGTAAGGAAAAAATCATGGCAAATACCACGTTCAACGGCCCAGTTCGTTCGGAAAACGGTTTTCAGTCGATCACCAAGAACGCTTCTACTGGCGCAGTCACCGTCACCGCCACCCTTGGCGCGACTACCAGCGTGACCAACCTGACAACCACGAATCTGGTTTTTACTGACCAGAATCACCCAAGCACCGCCGCAATTAACGCCACTGCAACAGCCACTGCTGCACAGGTTATCACCGGCTACATCACTTCCACTTCAGCCGCTCCCACGACCATCACGTTGCCCACAGGCACGTTGCTTGGCGCAGCCTTGGGCGCTACTGCTGGCACTGTGATGGACCTGTACGTTGACAACACGGGTGGCGCATCAACTGTGACCATCGCTGTTGCCACCAACGGCATTTTGTCCAGCGCTGCTGCTGACACTGCTGGCAGTTTTGGTGACTTGACGATTGCTGCTGGTGCAACCGGCCTTGGCCGATTCACCATTATGTTCTCCAGCGCAACTGCCTACGTGTTTACCCGCACAGCTTAATTGGTCTCAGGGGCTTTCGTTCTAAAGGAGATTGATTATGGGTTTTACAACTGACGTAAAACAAGCGCACCTAAACGGTAGCGGCTTTTTGGTAACGGGCCGAACCCGTGTCAAGGGCATATCGTATGTAGGCACTGCCACTGCGGGGCATGTGGCGTTGTTTGATACGCTTACAGCGCCGGTAACCACCGCCACGTATGGCCGCTCTGGCACGACCGTGACCATCACCCAAGCGTCCCACGGCCTGACCACGGGAGATGTGATTGGGATTGATTTCGCTGCCGGTACAGGGGGCACGGCCACAAACGGGAACTATGAAGTGACCGTTTTAACGTCTGGCACCTTCACGGTCACCGACATCAACTCGGGGTCCATCACTGCGGGCGCATCTCTGGCGTATTCAACCCGTTGGCTGTTGTCTTACGATGTGTCGGCAACGGACATATTTAACAACGCGCCACTGATCCCAGAAGACGGGGTAGTGGCCCGAATTGGCGTGTATGCGCAGATGTTGAATCTCACGGCAGTAAACATTTATTACGGATAAGGAGTCCAAAATGGGACGTGCAGCAAAAATGGCAGATGATCAGTACCAAGGCGAAGTCCAAGCTGGTGCTCAGAAGCAAGACATGAGCAAAGGCGGTCCAAAGCAGACCCCTCGCAAGGACTATCAGAAGCCCTACGCTTCTGTGGCCCCACGAGGCGTTGGCGTGGCTCGCAACAAGCAGTGCAAGATGTATTGATCGTGGCAAAGTCACCGGCATGGCAACGCAAGGAAGGCAAGAACCCCAAAGGCGGACTCAACGCCAAGGGCCGAGCCTCTGCGAAAAAACAAGGAATGAACCTGAAGCCCCCTCAACCTGAGGGCGGCAGCAGGCGAGACTCCTTTTGCGCCAGGATGGAGGGGCACAAGAAGAAAAACACCAGCGCAAAAACGGCTAAAGACCCAAATAGCAGAATAAACAAGGCACTAAGAGTATGGAACTGCTAACTTGCACGCGTTGTAAGATTGAAAAACCGGCTACGGCTGAAGCTTTTCCATTGCACAACAAGAAACGCAATGGGTTAGATAGCTGGTGTCGCGCTTGCCGGTCTATGTACAGAAACGAAAATTGTAGAGGTAGGCATCGCGCAGTCATTTCCGACGAGATGCTTAAAGATATTAAAGCGTCGGTAACGCAGTGCGTTATTTGCGGGATAGAAGACGCGCTAGTGGTAGATCACGATCATGCAACTGGGCAAGTACGTGGAATGCTTTGTAACCATTGCAACCGAGGGTTGGGTCATTTTCGGGACGACCCTACATTGTTGGAATTTGCGGCACAATATTTGTATGCCTCTACAGGCCATCCTAATTGGGATAAATACAAAGAAGTGGTCGAGGTAAGCTGACATGGAAATGGCGATCTGGAACGCTATTTTGACGGCCTTTTTGGGGCTATTAGGTTGGAATCTGAAAGAGAAGTCCGATGAGATCAAACGCCTTCAGATTTTGATCAACAAAACCCGAGAAGAAATGCCCAAAGAGTACGTTACCAAGGTAGACTTGCACACAGACATCAACCGGATCATGGACAGGTTGGACAGGTTAGAAACCAAGATCGACATGTTTATGAAGGAGCAGCGCAGTGCCCTCAGTTAGCAAGAAACAGCATAATTTGATGGAGATGGTGGCCCATAATAAGGCCGCTGCCAAGAGGCTGGGTATCCCACAATCCGTGGGAAAAGATTTTGTAAACGCCGACAAAGGCAAAACATTCTCACGAGGTGGCGACATGAAAGATTCCAAAGCAATGGTCCGCAAAGAAATGGCCTTTATGAAGAAAAAGAAGGCCCCTGCTTCCATGATGAAGCATGAGATGACCGAAGGCATGGGCATGAAAAAAGGCGGTTTGGCAATGCGCGGGGAAGGCATTGCCAAAAAAGGTTTTGCCAAAGGCGGGATGGCTGACAACTCTGGTCAATCTCAGGGCGAAACCTTGAGCCGTCCTACCGGGACCATCCCTGGCGAAAAAGTCAATGTCCGTGGTGTGGGGGCAGCCCGCTCGCGCACCGCCATGATCTATTGAAATCATGTCCACCTCAGGTGTATCCGACTTCAACCTGGAGTTCGATGACATAATCATCGAAGCGTATGAGCGTTGCGGCCTTGAGGGCCGTGACGGATACGACATGAAGACGGCACTTCGCTCCATCAACTTGATGTTCGCGGAGTGGGCCAACAGGGGCTTGAACCTCTGGACGATTGAGCAACGGCAGGTGTCGCTGACTGCTGGCGTGTTTGAGTATGATCTGCCCACAGACACGGTGGATGGCCTGTCAGCGGTGATCCGCACCAATGCGGGCACCAGCACGCAGCAGGACATCACGATTGACCGTATTGGCCGCGCAGAGTACCTGCACGTGCCCAACAAATACACCCAGTCCCGCCCTGCTCAATACTACATTCAGCGCACTGTCCCGGTGAAGCTGTTTTTGTACCCTGCGCCGGATAGCACGACTACGTACATCTTCAGGTACTACGCCATTCGCCGGATTCAGGATGCCGGGGCATATACCAACACGGCCGAAGTTCCTTTTCGATTCTTGCCTGCACTGGTGGCAGGAGCAGCGTACCACCTCTCAGTCAAAAAGGCCCCTGACCGCATTCCTTTGCTCAAACAGCTTTATGAGGAAGAGTTTTTCAGGGCCGCTTCAGAAGACCGGGAACGTTCAGGGTATTTCGCTGTTCCCACCTACACTGCAAGGTAGAGCATGGGCTCTGGATATGCATCAGGCCAATTTGCAATTGCACTGTGTGACCAATGCGGTCAACGGTACAAGCTACTCACGCTCATCAAGGATTGGCGTGGGTTCAAGGTTTGCCCAGAATGCTACGAGCCCAAACACCCACAATTGGAGCCCAAGAGGACGATCAATGAGCCGCAAGCCGTGTATCAGCCACGTCCAGAGTCCCGCATGGCGGTCACCGTCTATGTGGGCGCAACCGCAGACAGCTCCTTTGCCAGTGTTGGAATGCAGCCCATGCCGTATTCCAAACAGCTTGCCGCAGCAGCAGTCTTGTCTCCAGTACAGGTGGTGATCACATGAACTACACCGAACTCAAGATCGCAATTGCGGACTACACTGAAAACACGTTTACGCCCGACCAGCTTGACACGTTTATCCAGCAGGCCGAGCAGCGCATCTACAACACGGTGCAGCTTGCTAACTTGCGCAACAACGTCACTGGCACGGTGACGGCCAACAACCCGTATTTGTCGGCCCCAGAGGACTACCTGTCCACATATTCTCTGGCCCTGTACACCTACGCCACTCCAACGGCCACTGGGACCTCGGCAGCCTTTACCATTGTTGTCTCTTCCAACACCAACATTGTTGTTGGTCAGGCCGTATACGGCACAGGGATAGGCACTGGAGCAGTCGTGTCAACAATTGCTGGAACGACCATCACATTGGACGTTGCAAACAGCGGCACGGTCTCCGGCACTGTGACTTTCCAGGGCGACTATCTGTATCTGCAGAACAAGGATGTCAACTTCCTTCGGCAGGTATATCCCAACCCCAAATACACGGCCAAGCCGAAGTATTACGCCATCTTTGGTCCTTTGTCTACCAACCAGACCGAGCTGTCGCTCATCCTTGGCCCCACGCCTGACTTGGGCTACAAGGCTGAGCTGCATTACTACTACTACCCCACTTCGATGACCAATACGGTGGACAACCCATCGGGCACGACATGGTTGGGTGACAACTTTGATTCAGTGCTGCTGTATGGCTCCTTGGTCGAGGCGTATACGTTCATGAAGGGCGAACAAGACATGATGGCCTTGTACGATGCCAAGTACAAAGAGGCGTTGATGCTGTTGAAGAACTTGGGCGATGCTAAGCAACGTGGTGATGCTTACATTGACGGCCAAGTTAAAATGCCGGTGAGGTAACCTATGTTCACAGCCGGAATTGTCACAAGTTTTAAGCAGCAAATCCTTTTGGGTCAGCATGACCTGCTCAATGATGTCATCAAGGTAGCTCTGTACGATTCTTCGGCCATCTTGGGCCCGGATACGACCGTGTACACCACTGTGGGAGAAGTGACCAGCAGTGGGTATACCGCAGGGGGAGAAGTCCTCCTGGTCCCAATCGTGAGCGCAGGAACAGGCACGGGCTACGCCACATTTAATGACCCGATCTGGCTGCACACCACTTTTTCAGTTCGGGGCGCATTGATATACAACTACACCAAGAGCAACAAGGCAATTGGTGTGATGAATTTTGGAACGGATCAGGTAACCTTGAACCAGGACTTCAAGATTCAGTTTCCTGCAAACAACCCAGAAACCGCTTTGATTCGGATTACCTAAGGAGTTCAAATGATAGTCACGACCACCAAAGGCGACATGGATGATTCCCTGCTTGAAAAGCGGGAAGGAACCGTGGACAATGACAACGAACTGACCACTTGGGTTGAGTATTGGTTGGAAGGCGAACTTGTACATCGTTCTGCCCACGTCCAGTTGAAGAAAATGCCAGCTTTTGCTGGCGCTGAAGCCGCATCCATAGGCTAAAGGAACCATCATGGCAAACACACAAGCACTGACCACTTCGTTTTTGGGCGAAGTATTGACCGCAACTCACAACTTTGGCGCTTCCCCCGTTCGTGCGGGCACGACTGCTGACACGTTCAAAGCAGCCCTGTATTTGGCATCGGCAACGATCAATGCCTCCACCACGGCGTATTCGGCCACCAATGAGGTGTCTGGTACGGGTTACACCGCTGGCGGTGTGACGGTGACCAACGCAACGGCTCCGCTGTCTTCAAACACTTCGACAACCGCAGGGACGGCCTATTGGACTCCCTCGGCTTCAATCACCTATACCACGGTGACATTGACCACGGCGTTTGATGCGGTGTTGATCTATAACTCAACACAGAGTGACAAGGCTGTCAGCGTCCACACCTTTGGCTCCCAGACAATCACGGCTGGAACTTTTACTTTGACAATGCCCTCCAACACCACATCAACCGCTTTGTTGCGCTTGGCTACCACCTAAGAGGTAGTTCATGTCTCTTGGCTGGGGTGACGGTACATGGAGTAGCGGCCCTTGGGGTGGAGGGACGGTATATCCAACAGGCAATGAGGCAAATGGCTTTGTTGGAGTAGTTTCGCCTGAACTGATTCTTGCCCTCACGGGCGTGTCAGCTTCTGGTGCAGTTGGGACGATGGCTCCCAGCACATCAGAGGGGGAAGATGGCGATGTAGCTTTTGGTTCTGTTGGCAGTGTAGGGATAGCCCTAGAGCTTGCTCTGACTGGAGTTTCTGCTGCTGGGGCTGTTGGCACGGTTGACCACGGCAAAGAGGTTGCCCTGAGTGGCAACTTGGCTACCGGCGATGTTGGGACTGTAGCGGTTGGGACTCGTTCCCTGGCTTTGACGGGCAATGAGGCATCTGGGGCTGTTGGAGCCGTCATCGGGGACAAGAGCAAGGCCCTGACCGGGGCAGAGGCAAGCGGGGCGGTTGGCACGGTTGTCCAGAGCGCCAATGTTGTCCTGACCGGGGTTTTGAGTTTTGGTTCTCCCGGCGGGGTCATTGTTCCGCTGAACAGTAACCAAGCGGATGCGTCAGTTGGCACAGTTGTCAAAGAGGTGTTGATTGCCCTGACAGGCGTTTCAGCAAATGCGGCAGTCGAAACTATGTCGATTGCGGCAAGAACATTTGCTTTGTCCGGTGTAAATGCATCTGGGTCAGTCGGCGATGTGATAGCCATCTATTGGAAGATCATAGATGACACGCAGACCGCATCGTGGCAAAATATCAGCAACCCGCAGACTCCTGGCTGGACGGACATTTCAGATGTACAGACTCCGGCTTGGGAAGAAGTCGTAACTTGAGGTTTAAACATGGCAACAGCAGCAACATCACTATTGGGTTTGGCCCTTCCGGTCACGGGAGAGCTAAGTGGCACATGGGGCGACACGGTCAACACCAGCATCACGGCGCTGTTGGACACGGCTATTGCAGGCACGACCACAATCACCTCTGATGCGGATGTAACGCTCACCACTACAACCCTTGCAGCCAACACATCACGGCAGGCTGTTCTTCTGTGGACGGCCAGCGGGACAGTTACTCGCACCATCACGGCCCCGGCGCAGTCCAAGATATACATCGTCATCAACAAGACCGGTAGCACCCAGAGCATCAAGCTGGTGGGCGCAGGCCCAACCACCGGGGTCACCATCGTTGCCAATGAATACGCAGTTTGTGCGTGGAACGGCACTGACTTCATCAAGGTGAGCAACACCAACGGGGCGGTATCGTTTACCACCCTGACCGCAACGGCTGACTCCAGCTTCACCTCCACGGGCGCATTGCTGATCAGCAAGGGCACGACCGGCCAGCAACCCGGCTCTGCGGTGACGGGCATGATGCGGTACAACAGTACCACCAACCAGTTTGAAGGCTACAGCGGGGCAAGCCCAGCTTGGAAGTCCATTGGTGGATCGGCTCTCAGCAACGACACCAGCACCGCAAGCAATCTGTACCCAGTGTTCGCTGGGGCAACTACAGGCACGGCAGAGAACCTGTATACAGGCAACGCTTTCCTGCTGTACAAGCCATCCACGGGTGAATTTCAAGCCAGAGTGCCAGTGGCAAGCAACGGGATTGTGGTGAACAGCCAAACAGTGGCTACCAGCTACACCATTGCGGCAGGGTTCTCAGGCTCATCCGCAGGCCCGATAACGCTATCAGGCGGGGCAGTCGTGACGGTTTCCAGCGGCTCACGCTGGGTTGTCCTTTAAAGGAAAGAATATGAGTTCAATTGTTGTTTCAGGCGATACATCAGGGGCTGTGACCCTGACCGCACCAGCAGTGGCTGGCACTGTGACTGTGACTTTGCCGTCTACCACTGGCACGATGCTGACCACAGCGTCTACAACGGGAATCAGCGGTAGCGCAATATCTTCTGGTACTGTCCCAGAGGCTTACGGCGGCACTGGAACCTCCACTGGCTACTACGGCTTCAAGAACCGTATCATCAATGGTGCGATGGTGATTGACCAGAGGAATGCGGGGGCGAGTGTGAGCAATACTACTGCCCTTATTTATACATTGGATAGATGGGGATGCTATGGGCCATCTGCTAGTAAATTTACAGTTCAGCAATCTTCCACTGCTCCTGCTGGATTTATCAACTCATTGCTTGTTACTTCTTCTGCCGCAACTGCTGTTGGTGCTAGTGATATTTATCACTTATTCCAACAAGTTGAAGGGTTGAATGTTTCAGATTTAGGATGGGGTACTGCAAGCGCACAAACGATCACACTCAGTTTTCAAGTGCGCTCATCATTGACAGGAACATTTGGTGGCTCTTTAAGAAACTCTGCTGGAAATAGGTCATATCCATTTACCTACACAATTTCAGCCGCAAACACATGGGAGACAAAATCCATTGCAATTGCTGGCGATACAACTGGAACTTGGTTAACTACAAATGGAATAGGTATTTCGTTAAGTATCGGCCTTGGTGTTGGCGCTACTTATAGCGGTACATCAGGGGCGTGGGCGGCGGGAAACTATTTATCAGCCACAGGCGCAACAAGCGTAGTCGGCACAAGCGGAGCCACCTTCTACATCACAGGCGTACAGTTGGAAAAAGGCTCAACAGCAACATCGTTTGACTACCGCCCGTATGGGACTGAGTT